CGGGGGGTTCATTCCCGGAACCGCCCTGCACCACTTGCATAGACGATCATCTCTTGTTACCTGCCATCGCTTGTAGGTCGTATCCACATCCAGAAGGCCCTGCCGTAGCGCCTGCCGCCATGCTTCCTGCTGTCCGATTACACTCGCTCTGATTGTTTCCGTTCGAGCAATGTTCTCGGCCCGGTATTTCAGATAGCGGTCGTGGTAGCGGCCGACCATTCGGTCAATCTGTTCCTGCTTCAGCCGGGTTTGCTGCTGGATCGACCGCAGCACGGTGCGGTCGAACCGGTGGTCCCGCAGCTCGCGGGTCAGCGCCTCCCGCATCAGCTCTACGTTCCCCGATTCCAGCATCCGCCGGTAGTTCTCCACAGCCCGCGCCTGCTGCCGGGTCAGCCCGATCAGGGGCCGGATGCGGCGTGCCTGATCGTAAGGATGGCCGCCTTCCCGGAACGCTTCCAGCACGATCTCCCCGATGGCCATGCGGGTCTCCCGCGACACCTCCCGGATCAGGGCGAAGACGTAGGTGGACAGGAAGCTGATCGCCTCGGGGTTGAGAAGATCGAACCCCATCACGGTACCGACGAAGTCCTTCCGGACCGGCACCCGCTCCAGATCCTTCACCGCCTGCTCGGCCCCGGCCCGCCAGGTAGCTTGTATTGCCTCCAGGAAGCTGGTCTCCCCCGGCGCTACGCCCTTGCCTTCGGCAGCGGCTTGCATCCGGTTCTCCACATCCAACTCGCGCAGGATACCCGCCATGTCCTGATCCTGGAATAGTTCCTCTAACTGCTTCAAAGGCACAGCCCGCTGTACCGACTCCACCAGGGCCTCGAATGCCCGCACCATCTTGGGAAGGTTCCGGTCGGCCACTTCCAGCATTGGTTGGTCGTCGGCGGTTTTAACCACGGAGACGCCTACAAAGTTAGGAGAGGTTTTTTCCTCAACTGGCGCATGAGTCTCTAATACCCGTAACCCCATCAGCTTTGATAACCGATCCGAGAGCCACAACTCAGAATCCCCGAAAGCAGGGGAATACTCTCTGGCTATTTGCTCCATGATGGGTTTCCAAGGAGATTGTGTATCAACCAACAATCCGGAAATCAAAACAGAGAACCGCCCCGTGGGAGAGTAAAGCCCTTCTAGCTCAATCATGGAGAAACTCCACTAAGACCACTAAGAGCAGACTCCAAAACCTTAGAGCCGCTTCGGAAAGGAGCCGACCCCTTTGATGTTTGTGCCGGATTGGGGCGCTTTGCGGCGTGGTTTAATACTCCTAACATGAAATGGTAGTACTCCGGGTCAGACTGACGAAACCCTACCGGATCTTTGAACAACCGCTCGCTCCCCATCGAAATGATTTCCGTACTTGTTATGCGGCCCTCCTGCACATATAACTTTCCCGAGTAGGCATTTACAAATCTGCCCCGGAAGGCAATCTCATTGGAAGAAAAGTGGGGTTCCCCTGTAAGTTGGGAAAGCGGAGCTATCTTCGACTCAAACTCCGTAGTGGACTTTGCGTAACGCCGCTCCAAAAATTGAATCGCTGCGCTTCTCACATCATCGCGGGAATGTTCCAACCAATGCCCCATTTCATGAACAGAAGTAGAAGAAGGCGCTCCTTGCGCCAGATAGATAGCCTTTCCCTGGCAGTAAGATCGGGGGTCAGAAGTAACATCAACCGATGCCCGAGCCTGATGTTGGGGCAGTCTTGCATTTCCGATTCGCGTAGTAAACCAATCCAACCCGTTTACCGCAACCTCCTTGTTCGCACCAGATAAGGAGGAAGAAAAGACATATTCAATTCGGGAATCCGGTCTGCCAAAAGCCATTCTCATCCCGTAATGAATATCCGAAACGTACTGAGACTCCTCCCGCAAAGCATATCTTCTAGCCTGCAAAGTGGACAGTTCCTCAAGCAGTTGATCCGCCCGCCTGGAAAGTTTGTCTGCTTTTTCGGGAGAAGTCTTAGGATCCCTTGCCCGATTAAAAAGAGATTCGCATTGATCTTCGATCCGTTTGATCTGTTTGTCCAAAGCGTTTTCTTCTTCTCGGTAGCCCCCGCCCCGCTCCTCTCGTTTACTGTATTTTGCAATCTCCTTATCCACTTTCACTCCATCGCTTACCAACTTGTCTACATCCACAGTGGAGTAAACATCCCCCGTATCCGGGTCCATTTGTTCTCGAACCACTCCCTGCCCGAAACTCCTAAGCCCCGAGGACTCCCGCGAACAAAACTCCCCACCCTCGGAAGTCCCTGCTGGTTTGTGACAAGGGTTAAACTTTACCACCGTCCGGCCGTGAGCTCCCACTACAGCCGAATACGAAGCCGAAGCCGGGGAGCGAAGGGGTATGGAAATCATCCAACCCCCCAAAATCGACGCTCTAAAGGGGTTGTAAGCCCCGCCCCAGGCCTTACCCCCACCCCAGGCCGGTAAACCCCGTATAGCGCCTCGAATGGTGAAATTTGACCCATCTAGGCGGCGTCCTCCGGGTCTACCGGGACCCGATCCGGCCATTCGACCGCCATTCCGTCCTTCAGCTCCAGATTCAAGGCCCCTACCCACTCATCAATTGCCTTTTTAGCCCCAGCGCACCGCTCGTAATCATCAAACAAAATCGCCCCGCCGGGTACCATACGAGTTTCCAACCACTCCAGACATTGCCGGTGGGCCTCGTACAGATCACAGTCCACATAGGCGAAAACAATCCGCATACCCTCCAGAGCCGGCAGGGTAGTTGCAAACCGCCCCACCACCGGGATGATGTTCGGGTAGCCATCGAACATTTTCTGGCGGGAAATCAACGGCTTGAACTTACCGGGAGGGTTCTGGTCATCCAACACCGGGCTCCAGTCCTCACTAGGAACCCCCTCATAGGTATCGAAGGCCCAGACCCGCCGCCCATACCCGGCCAACTGGCGGGTGCTGCCGCCGTTGTAGACGCCGAACTCCGCAATATCTCCCGACAGTTCCACCCGCTCCAGCAGCAATCGCCGGAACAGGTCCTCATGGTTCACCACCGGGGCCAAAGCCTCCGGAGCAGGAGCGGGGTGAAACCGGATTGTCGAGCGCGCCTTAGCCATCGGCCAAACCCTCAAAATCTCCGTTTTAAGGCCCTCCCGCCCGCCGGGTAGGAGAATATGCCCACCCCACCTCGGAAAACGCCGTACAGGGGAGCTAATGGTGAAATTCGGCCCATTTAGGGGGTGCCCTCCTCTGCATTTTCCCCTTCCGGACCCCCAGCGGCGGGCTTGGGCGCCAGTTTCGGCTTCGGAAGTGCGGGTACCGGCATCAACTGCCCCTCCTTCTTCTCGGGCAAGCTGCCCGCCTTCCGCAGGTAATTTTCCAGATCGTCATCCGGGAACAACGTCGCCCCCGCCCCGGCCAGGGCGGTGACGTAGGCCCCCAACTCCTTCAGGTCCGGCGTCTCCACATCGCCCGGCACCAGGTAGGCCGCTTTCTCGTCATAAGTGAATCCGTTCAGCGCTAAAAGGCGGGGGATGGCGTGCCGGTTCATCACCCCGGCAATGCTCTTCAAGATCGCCCCCAGCGCCGTGGCGAACAGTTCGGTCTTGTTCGAGCTGAGAGCAAAGCTGCCGACGTTCGACTGGCCGAGCATGATGAAGTCCGCCAGCACCGTCATGGCGATCCGCTTGTCGTAGCGGTCGATGACCGCCCCGACGTCCAGCTGGCGGCTGCCCGCGGAGCTGAGCAGCTCGAACTTCAGCATGGGGTTGTTGTTCTCGTCATACGCCAGCGGCAGCAAGACCCCTTCCTGCTCATCCCGCCTCACGTTCCGCAGGATGTCCTTCAGCGCGGCGTCGTGCAGCTTGGAAATCTCCCCCGAGCGGTAAATCACCGGCAGCCCGGCCAGGTCCCTCTCTACGCCGACGGCCTCGATGTCCTCGATCCGCCGCTTCATGTACCAGGATCGCCAAGCATTCCGGAACAGGCTCCGTCCCTCGGGATTGCCCTTATGCATCCCGACCCGGAACAGCAACGAACGGTCGATGGGAATCTCCACCCGATGGTAGTCGGGCGGGGCCTGCTGCACAAAAGCCTGCACGCCGCCCTCGTCGTCGAACTTCCACTCGATCAGTGAATCCTGCGACCGGATGGGCATCTTGCGCCAGCCAATCTTGCCGTCGTTGTACCGGCTGCGCTTGCTGGGATTCGCCTGCCAGCCCATCCGCCGCTTCAGGACGATCTCGTGCCAGGAGTAGCCCCATGGCAGCATGGAGAGGACCTCGGCAATAAAATCCTCCCACGTATGGCTCATATCGCTGAGGCAAGAAGATACAAACTCAACCTGGTCCTCTTCCTCACCCTCCACCCGCCAGTCCACATTCCGGATCAGCATCTCGATGGCGTAGAGCACCGCTCCGATGACAGCGTCGTTGTCCCGCATCTCGCGGATGATTCGCCGCCCGCGCTCCCCGGTCAGCTCCGGAAGGAATTCCTCGTCGATGATGGTGTAGCCGCGCCCGGTGCGCTTCAATCCGGTGGAACCCAGCTCGTCGAACGACTGCTTACGGACCTCCGGCTCCAGAACCGCCTGCCCGCCGTTCCTGCTTCCCTTCACTCGGGACATCAGAATCTCCTTCCCATGTTCGACCCCACGCCCATCAGGCTTTCCTTCGTCGTCCCCACCACCGGGGCCAGATCCTGCATCCGACCCATCCGCCGCCGCGCCTGGAGCATGAACTGGGTGAACGCATCCACGTCATCATCGTGCTCGGCGCGAGGGAACCGGGCCAGCTGCTCGATGAATTCATCCACCCACGGGCAGAGCTTCGGCGCGGGCAGGTAGACGTTGCCCGCCTCCACCTCCGGCGAGACGGCGAAAGCGCGGGACTCCTTGGACTCGGTCGGGCTGACTGCAATCAAGCCGGGGATTTCATGCCGCAGCGTGTCGATGGCCGCCGTCCCGTTGGCCTTGTCCTCCACGTAGATGGCCCCAGCCTCTGGCCACCGGCACTTCATCTTCCGCACCGCCGCCAGGGTCTCGGTAAACGTCAGATGCTCGTTCACCCGATCCAGCAGGTACTTGTCCGCCCCGATCACTCCGTAGGCATGGCCAGCCACATAGTCCGATTCCCGGAGGGCCTTGAAGCTCATGTCCCAGGAAAGCGCGATGAAGTCGAACCGCTTGGGAACCTCATGGTACGTGCCCCACCACGACCGCCGGAAGATCCCGCCCTCCGCCGGGGAGGGACGCTGCTGGAGCTGGGCGCTGGCGGCGTAGCTGCCCAAAGTCCGCTTCAGGTTCTCCACCTCTTTGCGATCAAACCGGTCCTCCCATAACAGTTGCCCGATCTTCCTCCGGGGGTCCTTCCACCCCAACGGGGTCACGCACCGGCTGCGCGGATCGAACTCCGCCGGCAGCACCAGGCAGGTCAGATCGGAGAGGGAGTCTTTGATATACCCGGCCAGGTCCTTGTCATGGCTGCGCTGCATGATGATCACAAAGCTGCTCTTCTTCGGGTCGTTCAATCGGGTAGGCACCACGGTCCGCCACCAGTAGATAGTTCCTTCCCGGATCAAGTCACTCTCCACCGTTTTGATATTGTGAGGGTCGTCGATCACAAACCGGTCCCCACCCTCGCCCGTGCCCACGCCCCCGACCGAAGTGGCAATCCGGTAGCCTCCGGCAGAGTTGTTGTAGCGTTCTTTGGCATTCTGATCCCCAGTCAGCGTGAACCTGCTCCCCCAACGCTCCTGGTACCAGTTGCTCTGAAGCAACGTCCGGCACTTCTGGGAATCCCT